TCATGCCTCTATTATTACAAAACTCTGTAGCAGCTTCAAACTTTCTTTGATTGATTGCGAACGTATGCATTTCTTTTAAATATTTCCTTGTTTGCCTTTGAGGCTTTTTTGGTGGCTTAAGTTGCTGCTTTGGTTTTACTTCTATAACAAGCTGCTCCCCGTTTGACTTTTCAACCCAAAAATCAGGAAAGTATCTGTGCATGCGTCTATCTATTGGACTTCTATAAGGTATGCAAAACTCTTCAGATGCCCATTTAACTATCTCTGAGTGGACATCTAAATACTTCATTAGCTTGAACTCCCACAAACTTCTATAAATAATGTTAGTGGGATTGCCAGTATATTTATCTGGGTTCTTAGGAACAAATTTGCCGCTATAAGCCATAGAACTATTTAGGAAACAATAATGGAAGTTGGAAGAAAACGAAAAGGCCCGATGACGGCCAAACAAAGAATAGAAAGAGAAACAACTAAGAACTCTGGTGCTAAAGGGTTCTCGTTTCCTAGTGACTTGTCAGATCATCAGTTTGTAATGCATTTTGTTGAGTATAGTTTTAATGATGGCAAAGGATCCGACAGCACAGTAGCATCATTTGCACTACCTTTGCCTGGACAAGGAATAAATGATAAAGCAGCATTGAACTATAATGCTCAAGACCTTGGTGTTGTAGGGGCAGCGTTATCGTCTATTGTTGGTGAAGCGGTTAGCAAATTTGAAAACGCAGGAAGCCCAGAGGCATCATCTGAAGCAGCTGCAGCAATTGATTATAAGAAAGAAACAGAAAACTTAATGCAGTTAGGAGGAGCAGCTGTAAGAGCACTAAACCCATCACAGGATTTAAAGAATGCATCTGATCTTGCTCTTGGCAACGTTGTAAATCCTCACATTGCTTTATTGTTCCAATCGGTTGGATTAAAAACATTTTCACTTAACTGGAAACTCGCCCCTGCATCTGAAGCAGAATCGATAGCTCTTAAAAACATGATATATGGAATACAAGCAAACATTCATCCAAAATATGAGGAAGGAGAGAATAACTTCTTCTTAAAATATCCAAACCAAGTTGATTTATTTTATGTTGGATCAGGCGACTTTTTACATTATTTTAAAAGAGCAGCTGTTACAGGGTTTGACGTAAACTATCAGCCTGAAGGTGGTAACTCTTTATTCAAAGGAACTGGAGCTCCAGCATTTGTAGATTTAACCATGCAATTCCAAGAAGTAGAAATTTGGACTGCAGAAGATTACGAGGAGTTAGCAGGTGGCCAGTAAGTCTTATTTTAAAAATTTTCCTATTATAGAATACAATGCTAAAATTGCAAGAAACATTATTGCAAGACCTAGACTAAAAGAATCAATACTATCTAATCCATTAGCATTCTACGATTATGTAATTGAGCACGATATGCGTCCAGACCAAGTCGCTGCTGGTTATTATAAAGACCCTTCACTACTATGGTTAATCTTCTTAGCAAACGATATTGTGGATCCATATTACGAGTGGCCATTAACACAAGAACAGTTTAGAAGACATTTGATTGCTAAGTATGGATCCGTTGAAGCAGCTCAAAGTAAAATTCTTCACTATAAGCACAAAACAAACGGAACAATAATTTCAACAGATACGTATACGCTAAATGGAACGTTTGGTAAAATACAAGCGTCACAATACACGCCAGTCTATGCATATACGTTTGAAGATGAAGCTAATGATGCAAAGAGACAAATTAAACTTGTTGATTACAGGCTTGCGTCACAAGCAGCTAAACAATTGAAGAGCGCAATGAACACATAATGACTTACATACCAAAAAGTTATAAAATTGAAGAAGTAATATTCAAGCATGCAAAAGGAGAGCTTGACGTTACTGCTGGATTTACAAAAATAGAAATTGAAGAAGACATATATTCTGATTCATTGAAATCTAAAATGATTGTTCCAGACGTTGGGGATGCTTTTAATAAAGTGGACTTCGATGGCACAGAAACATACGAATTAACTTTTGAAAGTCCTGGCGACAAACAAGTAAGCATAGTATTCCAAGTATACAAAATTGAAGTAACACCAGATCCAAATTATGGGTATGGCAAAATATATGAAATGTTTGGCGTAACACCAGAACATTATACACAATCAACGATGGACGTTAGCAAGGGATACGTATCACAAATAGACTCAGCAGTTAAAGATGTGTTTGGAATGATTGGTAGTAGTAGACCATTAAGTGTTCATCCTACTAACGGCGTAGATAGGTTTGTAATACCTGGAATGACACCTTACGAAACAATGGTGTTCTTAGCTAGAAGAGCAATGAACGCAACTTTTACCTCAAGCCTGTTTACTTTTTATGAAAGTTTAGATGGATTTAATTTTCATAACATAGAACAACTTATTAAAGAAAACAAAGACTCACCTATTGAATACATTTTTTCACCAGATACAAAAGTAGAAAAGGGCGATCCTAAAGCACAGTTTTACATAGAGCAGTTGACAATTGACGCAAACAAGGATATAATGTCAAGGATTAAATCAGGTTCTTATGCAAATCAATGTAAAGAAATAGACCTTATTAATCAAACTGTCCACACGTTTGGCGTATTAGTAAAAGATAACTTTGGTGATTTTGTGCATCTTGATAAGACCGGTGATGCAATGACGTTTGATAGCAAAGCAATGATTGATAGGCATCTCAATATTAATAATAGTACTAAATGGGTTAATAAAACTATTGGCGATCCTATGTTTGATAATAACTTTGGTAAAATGATTCCTAGACGTAGATTCTATATGGACTCTTTGAACGGAGTGCAAATGAGATTGCTTGTGCCAGGTAATTCAAACATGACGGTCGGCAAAGTAATTGATCTCAATATGTTAGAAACAACAGCCAATACAGAAACAAAAGAACAAGAACAAAAAGTATCTGGAAACTATCTAGTTACAAGAGTTTTTCATATGATTGATAGAAAAGAATATAACATGGTTATGGTATTAAATAAAGAAAGCTATAGGGCAAATATTGATGACCCTAGTAAGAACGTGGTGGCATAATGGATAGTGGATCAAAAAGTTTTACAAACATGCGACATTTTGTCGGCGTCGTTGAGGACAGGAACGATCCTATGTTCCTTGGAAGACTCAAGGTTAGGATTTATAGTGTCCATACAGATGACAAAGGATTATTGCCAACAGAAAAATTACCTTGGGCGTTAGTATTACAGCCTATTACATCGCCAGCAATTAGTGGAATAGGTAGATCGCCGACGGGTGTTGTAGAAGGCACATGGGTGTTTGGAGTCTTTTTAGATGAGGGCGAATACCAACAGCCTTTAGTTATGGGATCGCTAGCAGGTAATCCTAGCGAGGAGCCAAATCCTGGAAAAGGATTTCATGATCCAAATGGAGTTTATCCAAAAGATGATCCAGGCTTATCATCTTTATACGAGAGCTCTGTTGATAGACATGCAAGAGGCGAAGATGCTGAATCGCATGATTTGCTAATTGAAAAAAGAAAGAATAAAGATGAGTTTGGTGTAGTAGAAAGTGCAAAGGGATCTAAAATAGAATCTGTTCTTGCAAACAAAGATGACAAGTATTACGAACCAACTGCTTGGAAAGAACCACATCCAAGATTTGGTGGACAGGACGATGATTATCCTGAGGACCATATCCAATCAGCATATCCATTAAATCACACTTGGTACACTGAAGGCGGACATTTATTTGAAGTAGATGATACACCAGATGGCGAAAGAATACATATGCTACATTCGTCTGGAACCTTCCAAGAAATACAGCCAGACGGCAATAGAGTAACTAAAATTAATGGAACCGACTATGAGATAACTCTCAAAGACAAAGATGTTTATATTAGAGGTAATGTAAACGTTACGATTGACGGTGACGCAAGATTACTAATCAAAGGCGACAAGGTAGAAGAAATAGGAGGCAATTATTTCTTAACTGTTGTTGGAGATTATGTTAAGAAAGTTCAAGGTAATGAAGCCAAAGAAATTATATCAGACAAGTCGACACAAATAAATGGAAACAAGAGAGAAAGAGTTTCAAAAAATAAAGATGAGATTACTGTCGGCAACTTTACAGAATCTATAGGCGGCAAGCATGATGAAACTATCAATAAAGAAGAGACAGTAACTAACTTAGACTCATCAAAAAGAACTTGTGCAAATAATGTAACGTGGTTAGTTGCAGAGAACATTGATATTGGTGCTGGTAATAACGTTGCTATTGCAGCGGCTGAGAAAATGACGATCAAGAGTATTAATGATATGAAGATCGAAACAGAAAACAACCAATTGATTAATGTAGTTAAAACTCAAACAATTACAGCAAATACTCAGGACATTGATGCTTCTACTGGTACTATTGATTATAATAATGGTTCAATAGACGTAGTATCTGGTAACATTACTGACACTACTGTTACATTGCATACTCATACACATCAAACAACATCGATGGATACTGGAGATGGATCTAATGCGGGAAGTAAAAATACTTCTGACTCGCCCGATCCTAACACATAGGAGTAATATATGGCATGTGGAATACCAGAAGCAGCAACAGCTCTAAATGATCAGATAGATTCCGTTAAAGGAGAAATCAATGGACTAATAGCAGACGCCAATGAAGGCATTGCCAGTGCTGTGACAGGTCTTAAAGATAAAATCAAAGGAACTATAACTGATGCAATGCAAAGCAAGTTAGACGAGATTGCACCTGAGCTGCCTGTTCCTCAAGCTAACCTACAAGATACAATGAATGAAATGATGGCGGCAGCAGATGATCCAAAAAAGTTTTTAGAGTCTTTTAATAGCATTCAAGACAATTTTCCAGGATTAGATGTAAATGGAATTCTAGCATCAGCAGGAATTGATGCAGATAAAATGAATAACCTTGCTGGCAAAGTTACTGATTTACTTAATACAGATTTGTCATCTCCAGAAAGTATACTAGGAGCAGTCGGCGGTTTTGAATTACCATTTAGTGGCGGTCAGTCTATTGAGGGTGCATTAAACGATATATGTCAGAAGGTGCCTAATATTGAAAAAGATGCTTTAGGAAACATAATTAAAAAAGGTGTTCCTTCTACATTGCCAACTGTAGACGCAGCAGTAGCAGCTGCATTGCCTGAAAAGAAAACAGGAGCAGAACCAGCTCCACCAAAACACAATGCTCCATTAAACTCATCTGCTACTGTAAAGACAAGAGAAAAGGGACAAACCAAAGAACAAAAACTAACGTTTAACCAGATTGTAAAAGATAAAAATTTACGTCAACGAAATGAGCTCACTCCTTTAAGAAAAGAATTGTTTGCTCTCAAAGAACAAATTCAAGCAGCTAAGGATGCGCAACAACCAGTAGACGCTCAATTAGTTGCTGAAAAGAACGCTGTGTTGTATACTAGGATTACTGTAGACCTTGATATAACAGCTGAATCAAGGAAGAAGTATTGGGATAATAAAGTGCTTTCAAGTATGGATACAGCTCCAACGCCTCCCAAAATTCCTGATGCAGAGGTCAAAGAGTTTACTAAAGGATTTCCTTCTTACGAATCACAAATTAGAGCTTTACAATTCATAGAGATAGTTTAAAAGGATTAATAAATAAACTTATGAGTACTTTTTCTGACTTCAACACCAGCCTTGCTGTTCACCCAGTGAAGAGAGACTTGTCGCTAAAAACTGACGTAGCGGCTGTGAAGCAGTCAGTAAGAAATTTAATATTAACTAACCGAGGCGAAAGATTAATGCAGCCTAGTGTTGGTTCTAAAATAAGATCGCTGTTGTTTGAAAACTTTACACCAACCACTGTTAGGTTAATCAAGCAATACATAACGGAGACAATAGACAATCATGAACCAAGGGCGTCTATAATTGACATTGATGTCAGTGCAGACGATGATAACAACCTACTGCTAGTGTCGTTGAAATTTATGGTAATAAATAATGATGAGCCCGCGTTGCTAGATTTACAAATAGAGAGAATAGGATAATGGCAAATACATCACTTTCAGTAGCTAATATTAATTTTGAAGATATTAAATCAGATCTTCAAACTTTCTTGCAGACGCAATCTGCACTAAAGGATTATGATTTTACAGGATCCAATTTAAACGTATTGCTGGACGTTCTTTCCTATAACACGTTCATGCAGAACTTCTACCTTAACATGGTAGCAAATGAATCGTTTCTTAATAGTGCTGTATTAAGGGATAGCATTGTCTCTCACGCAAAAACATTAAACTACTTGCCTTCGTCATACGCAAGTGCAAAAGCTGTTGTAGATATTTCAATTTATCCAAATGACACACCAGCACAAATTACCATACCTAAACACACAGAATTCACCACATCTGTAGAATCAAACTCTTATATTTTTACAACAGACGAGTCTATAACAATATCAGCTGATGCAAATGGAAACTACATTGCAAGCAATGTAGAAATATTTGAAGGAAATATTATTACTGAATTGTTTACAGTATCCACTTCTAACACCGATCAAAGATTTGTGTTAAGTAATCCAGACGTAGATGTCAATAGTTTAACTGTTAAAGTCGTTGCGTCAGCATCTGACACATCTAATTCACAGTGGACGAGAAACCTTAATACTATTGGAATTGATGGAACTACTAACACATACTTTGTAGTACCGGCTGAAAATGGCAAGTATGAAGTACAGTTTGGTGACGGTATTCTAGGAAGACCAGTAGAAAACGGAAATATTATTGAAGCAATTTATAGAAGATCTGATGCTGATGGACCAAACAGCGCAAACAATTTTGCATTATCTGGTAATATACAAGGGTACAGCAATGTAGTAATATTTACTAGATCCTCTGCTCAAGGTGGCAGTGTTGCAGAGACTCTCGACTCAATTAAAAAGAATGCTTCTAGGTCCTTATCATTACAAGACAGAACTGTAACAGTCAATGATTACAAAACACTTTTGTTACAGAATTTTAATGATATTGAGGCTTTAAATGTATACGGCGGGGAAGAAGCTATTCCGCCTCAGTTTGGTAAAGTGTTGGTATCAGTTGATCTCAAGAACGCAGAGGGCATCCCTTTATCAAGAAAAAGAGATATAGAAAACTTCTTAAAATTAAGAGCACCTTTATCTATTGAACCTAGAGTTATTGATCCAGAGTTTTTATTCGTTGACATTATTACCTCAGTAAGGTATAATCCTAATGTCACCGTTAAGAGTGATAATGAAATTAAGTCAGTAGTGCAAAATGCAATTCAGGCACACGCAGATGCAGAGATAAATGATTTTGCAGCTACATTAAGAGTATCCAAAGTATCAGCAGCAATAGATGCGGCCGATCCTTCTATTCTTAATAATGACACAGACGTAATATTAGAAAAGAAAATTATTCCAATACTTGGTGTTGCGGAGACGTTTGTATTACAATTTAATAATGAGATTCTTAGAGAGATTCCCCTCAACAACCGATTTGTTGACGGAAGCTCTCCTATAACATCTACCACGTTTACGTTTGGTGGATTGAATGGATGCATACTTAGAGACGATGGTTTAGGAAAAATACAAGTTATCCAACAACAAAATGCTACTCTTCAAATTGTTTCACCAGAAGCGGGTTCTGTAAATTATGAGACAGGGGCAGTTACGTTAAACTCGTTTTTAGTAAGTGCTTTTTCTGGCGACTCAATTAAGATTAGTGCTACACCTAAACGTAGAACAATTAAGTCTGATAAGAATATCATTTTAAGTTATAATAAGACTCCAAGTATTACGATCGTTCAAGAGAGGTTGTAATGAGAGAAATCGATGATCAGATTTCTTTATTTGTAAAAGATCAGTTTCCTGCCTTCTATGCTGAAGAAGGGGAAACGTTTCGTGTGTTTCTTGAGGCATATTATGAATGGATGGAACAATCTGGTAATACAGTAGACGTTGCTAGAAACCAAATTGAATATAGAGATATAGATAAAACAACGTCTCAGTTTCTTGATGAGTTTAAAAAAACATACTTAAAAGACCTGCCAGGTCTTATCAAATCTGATGATAGATTAACCATAAAAAATATCTTTGACTTCTATAAGTCAAAAGGATCACAACGAGCAATTCAATTACTTTTTAGAATAGTTTTTAATGATAGTGCTACAGTGTTCTATCCTTCTGAGGACGTGATTAGACCATCTGATGCAAGTTATAGAAGACCAAGATACATTGAGTGTTACGCACCAGACGTAGCAATATTAAAGTCACTAGAAGGAATTGAAATAACAGGTGCCACTAGTGGCGCTAAAGCATTCGTTGAAAGTATATCAACAAAGCTATTAAACAACGTACGAACAAACGTATTAAGATTATCTAACCTAAGAGGAAACTTTTTAAGAGGAGAAGTACTCTCAAAATCATCAGATGGCATCCAAGACAATATGCCGATTGTTACAGGATCTCTCTCAGACATTAATATTACATTAGGTGGTAGTAACAATGCAGTTGGTGACATCTTTAATATCACAGGAGCTCAAGGAAAACAAGGTCTTGCTAGGGTAACGTCTATTGCTGATGCAACAGGCCTCGTTAGCTTTAATTTGGCTAACGGCGGATTTGGTTTTAGTACTAATACAGGATTTACTGCTATTGATATTAATGATCAGAATGTTGTTGTAGCTAACGTTGTCAATGAAGCTCAGACATACAGCAATACAGTAGAATCAGCATATGATTATGTTGGTAAAAGAATAGACAATGCCCAATTTATAAGATTTGAAACAGTAGATCAAACACTCGAAGAAATTACCATTTTAAGTGGCGTGGCTTTCAACTCAAACATTCAGAGCTTTATTGCTAATACAGAAAATGAAACAACCTCTCCATGGATTACGGGTAGAGACTCTGGCAATACTGTTATTGCTAATGGATACGTGGTCAACTTAAACGTAACTGATACAGGAGAGAGTGCAGTATTAATTGCTCCTATAACTGGATCATTTGGTAATCAAAATGAACTAACAATAACCCTTGCCGATAGCACTCATACTTTTCAAGTAAGAGAAAGAATTGATGAAGAAGATCAAGTAGAATTAGAATATGCTTCTAACACAGGCGCGTTTACTGCTGGAGACATTATTCAAGGCGACGAGTCTAATGCTAATGGTGTTGTTGAGTCTGTTAACGCTACTCACATTACAGTTAATGGTTCATTTGGCACTTGGGTAGCTAACGATAACGTTTACATAGTATCGGCTAACTCTACAACAGCCAATGTAACAGGCATCAATGTAACTACTCAAGGAGCTAATGCAGAAGTCTCTTCAGCAAATAGTACCGTATTAAATGTAGCTGACATCGTCGGTGAGTTTACACAAAACAAAAAAGTTAAAGGTCAGCGAACAAATGCCATTGCAACTATTGATGCTGGAGGCGTTGCAGTTACTGGCGTATCGGACGTATTCTTTAATAATATTAATGGAACACAGGCTGTAGTAGACACGTATGCAAATGCTACTGTAACAGCTGAAGTAATTGGATCCAATGCTACTAACGTTGGTTTTAGAAACACGAGATACCCTGCTAATAATTCAGTTGCAACTTTTGTAGCAAATACGTCTGCACATATTGTCGGCAGAGATTCAAATACTTTTGCAAATATTGTAACTGTAGGCACAGGTTCTGGAGCAACATTTAAAATAGGGTCTTTAGAAAACGAAGATGCTATTACAATCTATACAGATTTCATTGGAGATAACAACTCAGCAAACGTTGCCTATCTTGATTGTGTTATTGATGGAGGAAACTCAGGAATTGGGTTCCTTGATAGCATTGACATTACTGATGGCGGAAACAATTATGAGCCAGGTCAAACAATTGTGTTTGACAGAGGAGGTCCTGGCGGTGGTCCACCTAACATAAATGCTGTAGCAACTATTACTACAGTCACAACAAACGCAACGCATACAAATACCGTGACATCTATTACGGTAACTAATCCTGGAGATGGATTTTTTACATCAAGTCCTGCAAACACAGACAACCTTTCTGTAGGAACAGGACTAACATTTGATACTAATTTTGACTTCGGTTATGGATTCCCTAAAGATAGCGATGGCGATTACACGTCTATTCTTGATACAGTACTAACAAGATATAGTGGTAACATTGGAACAATATCTTCACTGACAGAAATCAACCCTGGAAACAATTACAATTTTGATCCATTCCTTTCTGTTTACTCTGGTGGTATTGCTAAATTTGATAAAAGAGATGTTATTTTATATTTAGAAGATAAGACTGGAACATTTATAGTTGGTGAAAACGTCAATCAGACAGTTACTAATCCAGGACAAACATTAACTATTTCTACTATCACTGGATCATATTCAAACGGCGATCCGTATGCAGCAACTATAGACGATTTTACAATAGGGTCATCTGTACAACAGGTAATTAACTCAACAGCTAATGCTATCGGTGATATATTCCAATCAGACACCAACACTATAAGTATTGTTAATCCTAGAATTAAAATATTCAATGCAGCAGCAAACGTGTTTACATATGATGCAGCAAACTTAATTCCATTTGTGTCATCAGCTAGCAATCTAGTATTCTCAGCATCGCCTAACACAGAAATAAACGTTGCAAGTGTCAGCGCTCAAATTACAGCAGTGGGTCAAGTTGTACAAAGTGCCGTATCTAAAGGACAGGTGTATGCTCAAGGTGACGATCCACAACAAGTCAGATTAAGACGTCTTTCGTTTGCTGTTGGATTCAATGACTCAGGACCAGTCACTGGATCATTGTCTGGTGCTACCGGAACCGTTATTGGTATTCAAGCAGATGAAGATACAAGGCCTATTGGTGACAATGCTGATATCAATGCCACTGCTCAAGCAGCAAATGGTATTGTTACATCCGTTGAAGTTATTGATAGCGGATATGGATATCAACATGACTCAACAGTAACCCTAGTATCAACAAACACTGCACAAAATATTGTAGTTAGCGGAACCGCTAATGTAACTACTACAGGCCTAGGACAAGGATTTTGGGCAGACAAGACATCATTCTTGAATAATAAATACATTCACGACAATAATTTCTATCAGTCTTATTCTTATTTGATTGAGTCTGGTTTATCGTTGGATAAATATAGAGATATAGTACTGAAGTCAGCTCACGTAGCAGGCACAAGATTATTTGGAAGAGTTATCAAGCAGAGCACTGTTAACAATGAGGTTACGATAGCAAACAGCTCTATAGAGGCAATTTAATAAATGAGTAAAATAGTAACATCAGATTTTAAAACGCATAACGCAAAGCAGTTTGTTGAGTCCCTCAGCGAGACAGCTAATTCTATCTATTATGTAACGATTGGTAAACACACAGCATTTCCTGATGATGCTACGCCTCCTGTTCCATCTCAATCACTAGAATCATCGTTCTATCAGCTGTATCGTGATATGATATATGGCAAGCAAGTTAAAACTTCTGATATAAGGCACATGATCGACAACTATCCATGGACATCGGGAACAGTTTATACGCAATACGATCACACTGTAGATTTGTCAGGCGAAAAGTTTTTTGTTGTAGTTCAAGAAGAAGGTGGCGACTACAGCGTATTCAAATGCTTATTTAATAATAAGGGAGCTCCTTCTACAGACAAGCCTGTAAAAATAGAAACATCAGCTGATGATGACATATATGTTACTACCGGTGACAGCTATCAGTGGAAGTATATGTTCACCATACCAGAATCAATTTACAATAAATTCTCAACATCAGACAAGGTTCCTGTAGTGGCAGATGCTAATGTCGAAGCAAATGCAATTTCTGGATCCATTGATGTTGTAGACGTTAAATCAGGTGGAAGCAGATACTTCTCTGTTGCTAACGGCGTAGTTAAAGTGGCAGCAGTTGCAGCTAACGATCAAATAATAGAGTTAGAATCTCTTGCTGGTGCCAACCTTAATATTACTACATCTAACGGAACGTTCCAAATTGAAAAAATTGATCTTGTTGGTAAACATGCTAATGGAGATCCTGACACAACGAACAACGTAGCTAACGCTGTTGCTATTGAAGCTAACAGTACTTTCCTTAGAGTCACAGATATTAAAGGCGATTTCTTTGGCCAAACAAGCAACGTATATGCTAGAGGCGTTACATCAAACGCATTTGCAACAATAAGTTCAATAACAAAAACAACGAGTACGCTTTCTGCTAATACAGATTTTTATAAAGGAAGTACGTTTTATATTACAGCTGGAGCAGGTGCTGGACAAGCAAAGACTATTAGTGAATATGTTGTAACTGGTTCAGCAAGAAGAATTGTAATTCCTAGTGCTTTTGCAACAACTATTGACACGACTTCTTTGTTTGAAATTACGCCAAGAGTTGTTATTGCTGGAGACGGCCAAGGAGCATCTGGTAGAGCAATCGTTAATGCTTCTACCTTTGCTATCGACACAATTGAAATGACCGATAGAGGTTATGGCTATTCATTTGCAACTGCTCTAGTATTAGGTAACACAGGTATCAGTTCAAATGGTATTACATTGCAAGCAAACAATGCAAACGTTGTTCCAATTATATCTCCAAAAGGGGGACATGGATCTGATCCAGTTTCAGAATTAAAAGCAGACACAGTAGGTATTTCCGTAGACTTTGCTAATAGCCAAGGCGGACAGATTCCTGCTGTCAATGATTTTAGACAAGTCAGCATATTAAAAGATCCTTTATTTGCAAATGTAGTGTTATCAATTAGTGACACTCTAACATCTGCAAATGCCTCTGGTACAGGAACATCGTTTACAGACGGCGAAACAGTAGTACAAGGAAGTTCTAATGAAACAATATCAAAAGCTAATGTTACTATAGCAAATACTAACGGAACATTCCAAATAGAAGAATTTACACTCTATGGGGCAAATTCAACAGGATCGTTATTCCACGCAAACAACGATCCAGCAGGAACATCTAATGTAATAACAACTGGTGTTATTGTTAATGTCGATGGAAGCGTGCTAACACTACACAACGCAAATGTTGCAGCAATTGACGCCTATGACAAATACTCGAATGGAGATTTTGCTTCTGTTTTAGTTGGAACAGAGTCTTCTGCAACTGGCCAAGTTAACATATTAGATAATAAAGCAGATCCCGGTGGCGCTTATGGAATAGTATCTACAAGAGCAGCAGGATCTATTAACTTGTCTAACGTTTATGGACAGTTTGTATCGTCAGGCAGCAACACAGAATTAAGAATTACAGGACTAACATCTGGCACTACTGCTAACCTAGTATCTTTTAAAACAAATGAAAGAGCAGGATCTAATTTTGATCAGTTTGACCAACGAGTAAGGTTAACTGGTTTTGAAAATTCATCGTCATTAGAGTTTCAAATTGATGAACGAATTGTTCAGGACGAAACTGATGCGGAGGGGGTTATACATAGTATAAATACCTCTAGTGGTGCAACAATATTAGCAATTACTAATAAGAAAGGCAATTTAGCAGAATCTGAGGGAACTGATCCAAAATACGTAAGGGGCCAAGATTCTGAAGCTGTTGGTTACTTTACGGAT